TTTTGGATTAATTTGACAAACATTCCTATTTTAGCAAAAGGACCGTTCATAAAATCCTTTATTTCTGATTTAGTTTTTTCATCATCAATTTCTTTTCCATCAACAAATAGTTGAAATATTTTATCTTTATTTATCATCTTTTTCCACCAAAGTATGCTACAGCATGTCCCTCTGTAATTAATAAATCATTTAATTTCACATCACCTAAAAATATATCCCCTAAACACCTTCCATATTTACCAACACCTTGTGAATGTAATATAAATTCATTATTATGTTTATGTAAAATATCTTTCACATATTGTTTAGCAGCTAATCCTCTTGATTTTTCTTCTAAATCACGGGTACGAGATTCAGCAGCATTAATGCCAACTAATCTAATTCTAATTTTTTTCCATGTATCAAATCCAAGATCAATAGTAGCATCAATGGTATCCCCATCTACTACTCTGTCACATTTTGCTTTATATATATACATAATAACGTTTAGTTATAAATATGTACTATTTATCTATATTTGCTAATTCAGATTCAATGTCTTTTTGAATTTGTTTTAATATTTCATATTCTACAACAACATCTTTTTTTTCTGGATTTTCTGGATGGTATCTCCATACTTCTTCCATTACCGTTGATGTAGCTACTAAATCATTAATTAATTCTGCTTTTTGTTGATCTAATTCTTCTTGTTTTGGCATATTATTTAAATTTATTCCCTATTAAGTTAATTGTTTCTTTTGCTTCTTCCAAACTAATTTGAAAAAATTCTTTACTACTATTTACACGTTGTGCTTTTAATTTATGATGTACTTCTCTTTCAACCATTTCACCATTAAAACATTGGTAAGCCCATTCTACTTTATATGGTAAGGCAACCCCTGTTGCTGAAGATATCTGTTTAGCTCGCTCTTCAGGAAATTTTTTAGTATATCCTATCTTTAACAACCCAGGTTGTGTTAGATTTGATAATATATAAACCCATTGATCTCCTACACCCTTATCCGCATATAACCCATATTTTTTATCGGTATAATACGTTATATCTTCCCATCCATCACCCCTTGCGCTAGGCGATAGTGTAAAATATTTAGCGTGTTCTAAATCCGTGTTTCCGTAATTTTCACGAAGGGGAATAAACCCCTTCGCTTTATTTTTTGTTATTCTTTCCATTATGCTACAAGTTCTAAAGCTTTACTAAACATTTTTTTATTTACATCCTGATCTTGCTTAAAATTCTTAATAATTCTAGCTTGACGAACTTTTCCACCTTGAGTTTTATACTCAAAATTACCTTCAATAATATTCTCTTGGATTCTATTAAATACTTCCCAAAGCATATTACCTTCATCTTTTTTACGTTGAACATTTAAAACATCTTCAATTGCTTGATCATTGTAGGTATTATTAGTACCTTCTACTCTGATATCTAGAAATGATTTAGCAAGATTAAACATTTGCTCTTCTTGTAATTCAACTTCTTTCATTTTATTCATTGCTTCTACTGTTAAAGGTAATTTTTCTACCATACCTCTAATTAATACTTGCAAATCTTCAAACGTATAACCCATATGACGCATTTTCAAATCTTCAAATTCATCTGTAGCTATAACTAAACCATTTTCACAAATCATTCTAAATAATCCAGCTGTAAATTGGAAAGCATTTTTACCATCATGAGAATTAGTAATTAATATTTGAGGAAAAACTGTATCTCCATCTTCACCATTAATAACAACATCATCATTTCTGAAAATAACTAGATGTTTTTGAACACCTCGTGTATCTTCAGTTCTTGCTTTAACTTCTTTAGCATCAACAGGCTTCCAACCCATTAATTCCATATCATCAATTACTCTTTCAGTTGGAATATGTGTGTACTTATCCGAAACAGTATTTGCTGGTTTCATTGTGAAAATACTTGGAGCGATTTCACTTAACTCTTTTTTTCCTAAAAACTTACTTGATTCTAAATTTAACATACCTTTATTTATTTTAATTAATTATTATACCGTGAATATACGAAAGGTAGCCTGGGGAGCCAAGCTACCTGTGCATTACTTTTAATTACTTTTTAACTAATAAACTTGGTGAAACTGTAAACATCCCTCCTACTCTACCATCGGTTACATCACTAGCTTGAACCTTGATATTCTTATTATTAATCTTAATAATTCTGAAATTTCTTTTAGGATCCATTTTCTTATGGTTAATACTAACAATATCTCCTATTCTAAATGATTCTTTAGCATCATATCTAAGCTCTGATCTTTTTTTATCAACTGCGAACCTAATTTTAGTAAAATCTGCTAAATCTGAATTATTAATGAATTCCAATACTTCTTTTAAATTTGTCATAACCTTTATTTGTTTTTAATTATTATACCGTAAATATACGAACCCTATCTCGGGTAGCCAAGCTTCCGGTGCATTACTTTAACTTATTTTTTAAGCATCTCCAAATGTTATTGTTCCACATAAGTAAATGTTATACCACCAGTACCTCTAAGAAATACTGTACCATTAAACGTTGTGGTAAAGGGGAAATAATTAAATGTTCCCCCTCCTGGAGGAATAACTATAGACCATACATGGTTTTCAAATTCCCCTGGGGATTTAGAAATAATTAAAGTATCTTGGTTAATATTAATAAAATTAGTAAAATTTGCCTTAGCAGGTTGAGGACTAAAACCATCAAAAACTCCATTTCCATCTCTAGTAGCTTCCATTGTAAAATATGCAGCACCACCACTAGTAGGAGCTCCCATGGTTATATTATAAGTTCTATTAGCATTAAAAGTATCAGGGTTTAATATTCCTTTTCCATTTAGTTGACCGAAATTTATTGTTGGCATAATATGATTTTATTATAAATATACAAAAGGCGGGAAACGACTCTTTCTCTTATACATATTCGCATCTATACATCCGTATATACAATATACTTACATTTATTTTATAAAATTATGTGGAACCTTTGATTGGGGTTCGTATATTGGGGTATATAAAAAATGGAAAATGGAATTAATTTATTTTATTAGTGGAATTTTAACCGTAGGAACAGTATATGGTGTATTGTTATTACGTAAAGTGAAATCTTCACATGCGGAATTGCTGGAGGAATCATCACGATTATTAGATCTCACACATTCTACTAGAGGACAGGTTTTAGAAATGTTTGATCAATCAAGTAAAAAGATGATTGAGGTATCTGAACAACAAGAAAAATTAATAGAGCAGATGCAAAATGATTCGTATACGGGGAATACTGAATTAAATTATAGGATATCAGAACTAGCAAAAACATTTAATGATCAGGGATTGGGTAATAAAAAATTATTTGACGTAGCTGATAGTCAATTTAGAAAAATACAATCTGATATACAAATATTAAATGGGACATTAAAAAGGTACATGGATGATCCCAATATGGTAGCAAAATATTAAATATATATTTTCCCGATGCCAAAAAGGTTTTGAAAAACTAGGGTTGCCATTTTACGATTTCTTAAGTTTTGGTATCAAATGGGAAAAAGACCCCCTTTATGGGGGTCTATAATACTAAACTATGGATAAAAAACAATTCCAAAAGTATGTTATGAGTGCCTTAGGGTTCTCAATAGGTGTTAGTATAGCAGTAAGTTCTTTTATTGCTATTATCATACTGTCCATAATCCTAATATCTTAGATATAAGTATATATTCATCGATGATATAAGTATATACAACCCGAGGGTGTAAAATCGTGTGCGATTCATAAATTGTGCTACATCCTTACTTTGCGTATACACGCGTATATGGACACCAACGCGCGTGGTATTATGTGCATATATATGCGCCGGTATGGCGGCGTATGCAATGTATTACATGCGTATTATTAATGTATTAAGTACGGTATAGGTAAGTATTAATCAGGGCGTAAGTACCACGTATAGAAGTGCCACCGCGGTATTTGTATCCACGGTGGTAATTATTATTATCTGATGTATTATTTATTTAACTAATATATGTTTTTGCTTGGCGAATTGCTAATTGCGTTTAATAAGTCATCGCATGTTTCAGGTGTAATATTGTTGGTATCAAGCAAATCTAATACAATTGTGCTTAATGTATCATGGGATGCAGTTAATTCTAGTAAATTTAACATATATAACCTTTATTTAACGCTGAATTTAATTATCCAACACGTAAATATACGAACCCTTACCCAGGTAGCCAAATGTTTCCACATAAGCCGTTATGAACATTTATGAACACCGCTTGGCATTGTCATATCCTCATTTAAACATATGTTTTATTGTGAATAATAATTTTCTACACGTGTGCCAATTGTGCATACTGCAATTCGACGTATATACTTTAAGGTAGGTCGAAGATTGGTTGGTTGCGCCATACAGGGGTTAATACCACCTCACTTTTATTCCACACAACACACCCATTTTTGGTCACCCATTATATACGAATTTATGTACATTTAAATATTATTATATTTGTATGTCATACTTTATATACGGATTGTCACACTTGATATTATCTTTGTTTATACGCTTGATGCTTACCAATTGTATTCGCTTTAACCGGTTTTTTACGTTTGCTACTTAATGTAGGTAACCATTGCATCAATTGCTCCACTAACTGTTTTTTACTGTTTTTACCCATGTTATTTATCGTTTTTGTTTAATGTCCATTTTTACTATATTCCTATTTCTAGTGAATTGTTCCAGTGTCCAAGTTATATTTTTTGTCTCAACGATCATTTCCCCATCACGTTCTTGGTCATCACCTATTAATTCAGTGTACTTTAATTTAAATGTTTTTACTTCAGCCATGTTATTATTATGTTTATTGATATTAGAATGTTCGTTATTATCGCCTGGATTATAATCATCGTTCTCCACAATGCTATTTTATCTGCTTCTTTGCTATCGCCCTGTTTCTCACCTAAGGCTTTAGCCCATAATCTCCATCCATGTTTAAAATTCCGCATCAAATCTAATTTGTATATCATCATCAAACCCATTATAATATTTTTCCCATAGGTCATCATCTTGCTTAAGGCAGCTAATACATACTGTTTTTGGAGATATGTTACACAACATATTATCATATACTAATAACTCGGCTTCAAAATCTGAATCCAAGTTTTGAGTGCTCCAATCACCATCTTCACCCCATATTCTATTCCTACCAAACTCATCAATTTTTTCCTCCATAAACTCCAATATAGGTGTTTCTGGTAATTGCATCTGTTCCATCCAAGTTAATCTACCACACCATGAGCAAGGATCCTGTTTTTCTCTATTCAACATCTTTTTTATCATCCTTCATGTATCCTAAATCCTGATTAATATCATCCTCCTTAATGTCAATATGAAACCTATGTTTGACACGTTTAGATGGTTTTTTAACTGGCATTTCATTCTCATCATACTCTGGAGCATAATATATCTCATATGATATCCATCCCCAAAGTACTAAAAACATTATTGCTACTATTGCTATATTCATCCTGTATATACGTATTAAATTATTGTAATGTGTTATAAAGAGCTTCGTTTACCTCTTTTAGTTTTATATTCATTAATTGGCATGCTCATTGTAGAATGTAATCCACTATTGTCATTTTTTTCTGCTATTATTTGTCTATAGATTGGTGATTCCATTTCACATCCATAATATGCTCGTTTTTTTCTCATAACGAATGATTTTTGTACATATAAATATCATCAATTAGGTAATCGCATTTTAGTAGCGCTTGGTTTCTACCACCCGGGTCTTGAGTTATTAACTTTTTAATTTCCTTTACGCGCTCAATTATTTCTTCTCCACTCATATTGTTTGTGCTTCTTCTATTGTTCTACATATTAAAAACTTGCCTTCACGTTGTAATACTCTATCACCGTCTAAATCATTAACATACATTCCTAGTACTTGTTGATTAATACTTCCATCTTTATTAACAAACATATGTGCACTAACTTCTTGAAGTATTTCATATGCTAAATCATCTTTGTATATTATATTATAATTCATAGCTTTAAATCATCAAGTTTTTGTTGTAGTTGTTGTATTGTTTTTTTGCTTTCAATGCTGGGATTGGATTTAAGTTCAATAATCATTTTATGTAATGATTTAATTGCGTCTAATTTGTCTTGCTGTGTCATATTGAATTTATAAAATGTATAGTCCATGCTATTAGACCATTTAATTGTAATACTACTAAGTTCCATTGTCTACGAATACTAACTTGTACTAATACACAAATGAATCCAATTATAAATAATGCAGGTTCTACTGTCCATTGTCCTGCCATTAAAAATCCTGCTCCCATATAACCAACTCTAGTTCCCATACGTTCAATGGGATTTAGTCTCCTATCTCTAACCATTGCTCTTAATACAGGCATCCACCTTGCTTTGATTTTTTTCATCCAAAAATTGCTATTACTATAATAATTATAAATAAACCTAACCCACTTATAAAACAACCTTTATAGTTATCTTCTTGTTGTTTTTTAGATCTACCTTGTCTTAATATTTCTTTACCTTCGTTTAACCAATGATTCATATCTTATATTATTTTTTCTTTCCATAATACTTGTATTGCAACTAAAACTACACATAATACTAAACTAATAAACGTTTTATTTGTAATACCCTCTTTAAAAAAGTAACTAACACCAAATGCATAAATTACCATTCCAATACTAAAACCAACAAATCTAGCTGGCCATAATAAACCATCAAATCCTTGTACAGTATATTTTGTTCCCCAAATGTAAAAAAATGAAATAATTAATCCAAGTGATGCTAATGCCCATTCGTTTTTAGCAAACCACTCCCATTTAAATTGTCCATTTAATTGAAAAAATACTGCTACATGGCCTAAAGTAAACCAAAATATACCGATTAATAATTTTTCCATATCCATTAATTTATTTTCATTACTTTTGTATATGCCTCTTCATAAACATCTTCTAAGGGCATATTTGGTGATTCTTTTCTAATTTTTGATACTTGTTCAAACAATTGAGTACGTTGTCCATGTTCATGTGCACTGTATACTAATTCTTCTATTTTACTCATTTCATTTCATCTTTTTCAGGTTGATGTCTTTCATAATAACCTCTATTATCTTCATTAACTTTATCTTCATTATAACCTATATCCCATGCTAAACATATAATAAAAATAGTAAAGATTGCTGTACCTACTATAAACATTGCTATATTCATGATCTACGTCTTTGTCTGATTGCTATAGCAAATAGTAAAATTGTGCCTGACCAATGAGCTGAGTATTGGGCTTCTTCTGTAAATCCAAATAATCCTAATCCAATTGAATAAAGCATAGCTATTAATGCTATTATAATTGGGTACCATGTACTAATAAATTGTTTCATATTAATCTATATTTTGATAAGCATAAACTGATAAAAGTCCTGAGTATTTACAAATTAATTTAGGATCGACTTCTATAAAATCCTCTTCTAATTCGTCTTCAATTTCGTAATGTATTCCTGACATGCACATATTATAACATTAAATTTTTATTTTCTAAAAACATCCAAAAGCGTTCTAACCACAATTCAACTCTAATATCTTCAATTGTGTCTTTAGCTCCATAACCTTCTATTCTTTTCTCAGCAACGTAAGCTATTCCCATATCACAATAGTCTCTAGCCTTATCTCGTTCCCCCAATTTAATAAATTCCTTTGCCTGATCCAAGCAATGGTGTAAAACTTGTTTTTTTACTTTCATATTATTTAGCTTTTTGGTTATTAAATCTTTCTAATAATGCTTCAGTAGTTTCAACTACAGCATCATATTTTTTATGGAATCTTTCTTCCTCCATTTCATCACTATAACCTAAAGTAAAACTAATTTCACTACCTGATTCAAATTTAACTTTAACAATTGGAAATGAAGTATATGATCTTCTATAATAATCAGAACCAACAGTAACATCAGCTTTAGGGTATAATTTCTTGTATTTAGCAACTATAATATCTAAGGCAATTTTTTGTTTACCATTATATTCAAGATCACTTATTTTAAGATCATTATACTCATTAAATTTAGTATATAATGTACTTGGCTTATAATATCTATATTGTGAAGTAATACTAGTACACATTAATTTATCATATTCTCTACTTACACTAGATTTATAAACTCCTAATTCTCCATCTTTAATACTATTAACTATAAGATAAACACCACCTACAGCATTTAAATAAGTAACTTCGTGGTCAAAATTTGTATTATTATAAGAATAACCAAATTCTCGTTCTTTAGTAACTTCATGAACTTCAAAATTACATTTATAATCTTTACTTCTAACAAAACCAGCTTCATCAAGTAACATCATTGTTTTACTAACATCTACTTGAGATGCAGCTGCACGTTTAGCTTGAGTATCTATAAAATTATCAATTTTTTCTTGTTGTTCAGTAGTTAATACTACTCCATTAAATAAATCTAATTGCATTGTTTCTGTACTTACCATAACCTTTATTGTTTATTAATTATTATACCGTGAATATACGAACCCTCACTCAGGTAGCCAAATTTTTACGCAAACATCTTCCAATCTTCTTCGGCTAATTTAGCATCTATTTCATAAGGATGATTATCATAACTATAACCTATATCATAAAACCTTTTCATCCATGATCCAGATTGTAAATAATGGGTATATTCATGAATAATACTTCTTATTACATCTTCAGTACTATTATTATAATCTGAGTATATAAATAACTTATTTTCTTTTCTATCATATTCAGCATCAGCAGGTTCACCTTCAGCATCTGGTTCACCAGTTAGTCTAACTAAAATATTTTTATGTATTTCAATTGGTGGATATTGTTTTTTACCAACACCATACCATCCTATAATTTTAGGATAAACTTTATTTATTATATCTACTATTTTATCTTTTACCATTTTTTACAATTTTTAAGTGGTACTTGACATATTGTACCTTCATTCTTAATTAATGGGTTGCCATTTTTATGAAAACCAAATACTACTTTAACTGCATCATCATAAATGCGAATTCTATCTCCAATTTTTATCATATTAAAATGGTAATGGTTCGTTAGACTTATCTTTAGGTATAAATGTTGGATCATCTAATTTACGATAATAAGTTGATGCAAATGGTTGTTCACCTATTTCTTTAACTTCAACGTGTTGTGAATGTCTTCTATTATCTATTGATAATCTTAAATCATTAGCACGTTTTTTAGCCATATAATCATTATCAGCATAAACATACATATCCATTGATACAACGTACCTTTTATTTTCTTTATTCATAATATTTTTCTATTAGTAATAATTTAACTTCTTCAGTAATTTCATTTGTCTGGTATAATTTTTCTATTAAATCTATCATTATGAAAATGTTTTAATTAATGTGTTAATATCTTCTCTTGATTGCCATCCTAATACTGAACCAGCATCACTTTCAATAAAATTACCACCATCATCAAACACAGCTACCTCAAATGATAAAACATCTTTTACATCATCAACTGATGCTCTAACGCCATCTTTAGAACTACTGTACATTCCTTTACCTGCTACTATAGATAACTCAATACCATTATCTAACATTAGTAATCCTTGAATGTGTCCTTTACCTAATTTGTGTTGTTTAAAAGTAATATCTTTAAATGTTTTCATAACTATCTATTTTGTTTAAAACCTATGGATTTATCTACTGTTGTATTATCAATAGAATTAGTTTCTTTGATAATCTCAAATGCTTGAGACATAGTAATGAATTTTTTGTCTACGGCTAATGTTAAGCCTTGAATGAATTGATCTGTCATAACCTTTATTTTTAGTGTTGCTACTTAATCATAACAACACGTAAATATACGAAAAAAAAATGCGGTAACCAAATGTTACCGCAATTATCTTTAATTTATTTTAATGTATCTTATTGATAATCTTTCATGAAGCGACCAAAGTGTTCTTGTAATGCTTTATCAGCAACATAGTTTTTAAAATCTTCAACAAAATCATCTATTTCATCAAATGTATCTCCTGATCTTTTTAGACTATCCATATAAGAATCAATTTCAGCATCAGTTCCTTTAGCATCATCTTTAAGTGCTTGAATAATATCTTTAACTACACCTTCTTTCATTGAATCTGATTCTTCCATACCATATTTAGTATTAAATCCTCTTTCACTTGGAGGTGAAACTGTTCCCATTAATATTTCTTCAAATGCGTTAGCTAAATCATCACCATCAATGTTACCATCTCTGTATTGTTTTAGATGCATTTGCATTTCGGATCTATCAGGGTTCATTTTATATGATGATTCATCCATGTTTCCAGCTGCTTTCTTATACTTTGTAGCATCACTACCATCTGAGTCTTGCTGTTTATTACCTTTTCTATCATACCCAGCTATTTCATCTACTTTTAAATCACCATCTTTTTTAAGTTTAGCTTTTTCAACTCCATCTTCATATTTTTTATAGCCTTCACCTTTTTCTTCATTCATACCTGCTTTTTCTTGAGATGATTCAATTGCTGCTTGTCTAGCTTCATCAAATTCATCTTCATTCATTTTATCCATTTTAGAATCCATAAATTTACCTAATGTTGGTTCTATATCCATACCTTGATCTTCCATAGTTTGTTTAATTTCAGCATGAAAATCTCCAAATAGCATACTTACTTCATCAATAGGTTCTCCATTTTCTAATGCATCAATAGCAGTTTGTAAATGACTATTTTCCCTATGATAGTTAACATCTTCAAAATCATCAGACATTTTCTTTAGAACTTTAATATCAGTATCAACACCTACTTTAAGTCCGGCTTTCAACATTCCATCATAATCAAAATCTGTAGTCCAACCTGAACCTATTCTGTACTGTTCTAAAATGTCTGTTAAGTTATATTTACTCATAATTTATTTTTTTGCTTTTGGTTTTCTACCTTGTCTTTTTTTACCTTTTACAGCTGCAGCTACATCACCAGCTTGATTAATTACCTCTTTAGCTGCACTTGCAACATCTTTAAGTTCTTTTTTTACTGATTTAGCTCTACGTTTAGTTTCTTTAACTACTTCTTTAACATCTTCTACTGCATCTTCTATTTCATCAGGGATTAAATCTCCATCTCTATCATTGATTTTACCTCTTTTATAAAACCCAAAATAATAAACGGCTGCTCCGATTACTAATAATACTACTATAAGACCTATAATTTTCAACATAATAAATTTATTTGATTAATATTTTGTTATAAATATATGAAAATTAAGCTAAATTATATTTTTGCTTATATTTAGATATAAATGATTTACCTACCCCTAATTCAACTATTTCAGCTTTTTCAGGTACACCAGGTAATTTTTTAGCACTAATAATATAATCTATATTTTTATTAAATACTTTTATCTTAGTTTTAGCATTAGAACGATTTGATGTTTTAAATACCATTACAACTGGATGTTTACCATAAGGTTTTTGATCAATATCTGGTTTTGGGTGTTTATAACCTTTCATCTCATAATGTTCAGTTTTCCAAGGCCCGTTTTCAAACTTGCTTCTATCATAATGCCAAACTGATCTACCACCTAATTCTGGTTTTGATGGAACTTCAATACACTCTTGAGTGTATTTTTGCCAAGGAATGGCTTCTTGTTCTTTTGGTCTACCTCTATTTTCTGTCATATTAGTCTAAAATTTGATATTTTTTTATTAGTTTTGTATTATTAGCTAATGCCTCGCTTCTAAGTCTATAGGTACCATCAGGTAATAAATTACGTTTTACTTTTTGAAGTGTTTTATACTCATCATAATCTGCATACCATCTAAAATCATTACCTTTTGTACCACTAAATATAGCTTCATTGAAAAATACATCATGTGGGATTTCAAACCTGAAAAGATTTACTTTATCAATTATTATCATTTCATCAAATCCACCTTCTTTCTGTGCAAAACCACCTATTTTTAAATAACTAGTATTATGTTTTTTCATAGAGGCATCAGTTACTAGAGTAGATGTTGATTTAATTTCACCTTTCATAATAACATGATTTTTATACCTTAAAACATCATAAAAATGAGTATTTTGATTTTCTTTTACTGTTTGTTTAACACCTTCATTTTGAATAATAACATTTTCAATAAACCTACCTGATACATCACCACTATTATACATGGATTTAAAGTTTTTTTCATCAGATAACATCCATTTACGAAATGCTTCATAACTAAATTCATTTTTAACTTTTGATTTAATCTTTATTGTCATATTTTTAAATTTATAATCCTGCTCTCATTGCAAATTGTTTACCACGTTTATTCATACGACCATCTAACTCTTTATACTTGTTAGTAACTAGCTCATCTCTTAAATGTTCAAATTTACAATCAGCAATATTCCATCCTTTAGCTTTAATTTCTTTTAAACCAGCTGGAACTGTTTGAACTCTAAATTGATTGTTTCTTTTTAATTTTTGATTTTGTACTTGATAAAACATATAACCTTTATTTTTAATGTTGTGCTTAATCGCTCAACGTGTGTAAGATACAAAAGATATACTACTTACTCGCACTCTTTCGGCTTACTTTTTCATTTGTCTTAATTCCAAATAACGTGTTATTACTTTATACTTCTCGTTTATCTCCATGTACAATTTTTACAGTTGGGAATCGTAAGCTAATACCACCTTTATCATTTTTAGTTTCTTCAAAATATTGTACTGTAATTGTTTTACCTACAATTGAACCATCCATATATTGTAAACGTTGTTCTTGACTCCAACCACTACCAACTTTTACTCTATGTCCTTTATGTTCAATCCATACTTGAGCTAGCATTTTAATTGTTTCTGATCTGCCATCTCTAACTACTTCATGATCATCATTGTCATAATCAACTACAACATACTCAGCATCATGGAATTTCTTTACTTTAAGTAAATTTTTAGTACGTTTACCTTCATATGTAACATCTTTACGTATCATAAATCCTTCCCACTTTTTATCAGTTGCCATTTGACCCCACATATCAAAATGTTTACCATCTGTTATTTGGAATTGATCTGTATAACGTAATGTGTTATCTGTAATGTATCTACCTGTTAAAAATCCTCTTAATGCCTGTAACCTTTGACTTAATATAGGACCACCTTTTTGGTTATCAAAATTAGGTTTATGTAACATATCAAATATCATATAAGCAGGATTTTCGATTTGGTGATCTTTACGTCTTAACTGTTTCATTATGCCTTGAAAATCTTCATCTCCATTTTCATCAATTAAACAAATTTCACCATCAAACACAGTATTAATAATACCTGATGCTTCAATAGCTTCTTTTACTTTATTTAATGTAGTTAATTCTTTACCCATTCTAGAATAAAGTGTACATTTACCTTCATAATTAACAACTGCTAAACATCTAACACCATCTAATTTTCTTGAAGCATACCAACCATCATTCCAATCACATTTATCATCATATTCTTTAGCTAATGCAACTTTAAATGTAGGTATTAATCCTGGTATTGCTTTATTAATTATTGAATCACCTACTCTAATACCTAAATCTTTATCTATAATTTTATAAATTAAATCAAAATTAATATCAATTTGAGAAAATTTATTTACTAATTTAATAGCATCATGTCCTGTAACTTTTCTTGAACTTAATAAATGTAATGTTTCAAATAAAGTATGATGAATAATTGCAACTTTATCATGATTTTTTTTGCATGTTTTACTTGTAACATAATATTGTTTATATGGATTATATGTTGCTTCAAGTACATTATGTATAAATGTAGAACTATTTTTTATAATTGCTATTTTGTCAGTTGCACTGCTTGTAGCTCTCATTTCTTCGATAAATTTATTTATTTCTGTCATAACCTTTATTTATTTATTTATTTTTAATTCTAATTCTTTTATGTGTTTACATTTACCATCAAACGCTCTCCATCTACCTGGACAATTACAATGGAATTTACCTGAATCTGGATAATATACCGTTTTATACGTTTTATTTACGTTGCTACTGCTAATAGTCATTACAACTATAGGTTCTTGTTTTACTTTAGGTTTTGGTTTGATCCAATTTATATCATTTAAAGTTGTATTTGGATCTACTTCTTTCCATAAAGGCATTAAATATATTTTACCTCCTATGTTTGCTAATGTTGGTGGAAAAACTTCATCCTTATATTCATATTTAAATCGATTTGCAAATACAGTTGGACCTAATCCACTACCAGGTATACTTAATGCACCTTTAGTATGAATTATTCTTGTTCGGTAATTTCCGTGTTTATTTAAATTTGTAAATTTCCATAATGCCATAGTATAACCTTTATTTTATACGTGAATATACGAAAAAAAAGCACGGTATCCTAATGGAACCGCGCTTATCTTTAATTTATTTTAATTTACTTTTAACTTGCTACACCTGTTTTAGTAGATGTGGAACTAAATCCTAATGATGGTGTTCCTTGTCTACGGTTAATATCATTATATTGTGTATTAAATGAAGCACCATCTCCAGTTTTTATAGTACCTCCAGCTAATGATACTGCAGATCCTGCTGCAAAACTAACTGTATCTGCCTGAAGTACACTAGCTACTACTGTAACAGAACCTCCTGTTGATCCAGCCCCTAATTGACCATCTGCAAATGTAATTACTTCATTTGGAATAAAATCATTTCCAATTGCTGTTACATTAACTTCAATAATATTACCACCGACAACCTCTACTGTCATTGCAATATCTTTTCCAGCACCTGATGTTGTATAATTAGTATTTGCTGCAAATGTATATACCTCATCTACAGGTGTTCCTGGTTGTACTACAGTACCTCCAGATGATACTAAGTCAACTGCATTTGCTACAACGTTAGCTGAAAACCCTTGAGATGTAACTATAGCTGTTGGGTGAATATGTTGAAATGTTAATTCAGTTGTACCTGAACCTGCACTAAATGTATAATTAAAAGTTGCTTCTGTTCCACCACCAAATTGATTATTTGCTACTTCAACTGTAGGATTACCAGTAATTATTACTGGTTTTGCAAAGTTAACTTTTAATGTTTGTGTATTACCTGTGTTTGTTTGAAATACTGGTAGAGTATCAAATGCTACTGCTGAGACACCATTTAAACTAACTCCTCCCGTTTGAGCTTTTTGTTGTTGAATAGCTTGTTGTGTTGCTACAAAATTAGTGTATTGGTCTTCAAAAAGTAATTGTTCCTTAAGAAACTTTTGTTTTGCTTCAGTTAAGGGTAAATTTTTATTTTCTGGTTTTTGTTTCCATTGGGACCAATTACCAGGATTTTCTGCTGTGTAGATCATTTTATTTAATTATTTGTTTATTTATAAATATATAAGGAGTGATTAATACCGCCATCTTTATGTTTTTCTTTACGAAAATATTTTTTTTTATTTCTATGTGGCTCAGGAACTTTTAAAGCTTCAAACCATTCATGCTGTGTAAGTTGTATTTTGTTCATTTTCTTTAGGTTGCAAATCAATACTTAAAGCTTGACATAAATTTTTTAATTGACCCGCTTTATGTATAGCTATAAAATCTTCATCAGTCATATGGTTAAATAATGATAATGTACTTAGATTCATATTATTTTCCTTGACCCCTATAAGCTTTGACATAATTTTTACTGTTTTTACTTCTGCTATTATTATTTTTTGAATGAATACCAGGTCTTTTTTTATGTTTATTTTGTATGTAATCTCCTACAACTATTTTTGCCATAATTTTTATTATAAATATAACTTATAACCTGAGAATCGCTCCATATAGGTAGTTATTTTAACCCCATTACCATCTTTTCTTATTTTTCCATTTCTAAACCATTTTCTAACACTACCTGCCCCACCTAAATGGGCTGCTGCTAATAAACCTGATTCCGTTACTAATATACTATTTATAGTTTGCCCATCAAACCTATCTATGTATTTTTGTAATTTTTTTTTATTATACAATAAATTTTGTTTCATAGCAAATTCTTGTAAATCAGGACTATTTAAAAATGCTTCTTTAGTTACTTTAATTTTTAAAGTTTTTAATGTTGATTTACCAAATTGATATTTTCCCATATAACCATATCTATTTACAATATAGTACCTGTTACCTGATTCTTGGTGGCCTATAGCAAATAAAAATTCATCCATACCTTTAATTTCAACTACTTCTGTTTTAACTTTTTTAAATTTTACTTTAAAAAATTGTTGAGGTGATGGGTTATTTAAAGGTATAATAAATAGTAAAAATAATAATATAAAAGTTCTCATAATTAAAAGTTTTTTAGAAAGTCACCTTTCATAGTTTTTGATTTTAATTGGTTTGCCTTTTCATCTTGTTTAAGCATCCTATCAGTTAATTTTTCTAAATGCTTAGATTTTTGTTTATTATAATCTGTAGTTATTTTATGATGTTTTTTATCTATTGATCTAGATTTTTTCATATTCTTGAAATGTATTGGTTAACATCATTTTTATCATCATCTAAACCTAATTCCTTTAAACGTTGTAGATGATAATCATCAACTTCCCACTCTACTTTTTCCGTAGTCCCAAAATGTTCCTGCTTAGTTTCAATTTGCTTAACATCTTTATCATTAAAAATATCTCCTACAGTTAAAAAATAATGGTTATAACATAATAACTGAACATTATCTAGGCTGTAATTATTGCTATTATTATCTTGAAAATGAAGTAACAAAGGCATCTTATAATCTAATACTCGCCTTTCTTTAAAAGAACATGCAGCACATTCCTCTAATAGATATCCTTGTTCTATAAGAGCATATTTTAGTTTATTAGGATTAAATGAAGATGCAGCTATTCTACCTTCAATTATTTCCAGCATATGAGGCATTTTTTTAGGTCCTTTTAAAAATTTAGGTATACCTTTACCTTGTTGATTTTTATGCCCAGCAAATAATTTATATAGTTTAGCCCACTTCTTATAGTGTTGATATGACACATGAAGGTATCTAGCAGCAGCCATGTTTGATTTTGTTTTGGCTTGAGCTGCTAGTATTTGTTCTTTAGATAGTGGTTTTGCCTTTGGCATTAGCTTCTATCTTTATCTGTGTTATTGATTATTTGGTATGGACCTTGAAGATTACGTTCTTCTTTATCCATATTTAACATTTCAGCTTTAGCTGTTTTTGTATCACCTCTTTCAATAGCTGTTGCTAATACAAAGTCTTGATATTGGTCTTCTTCCATAACTATAGTTTCAGTGTAAGTATGATCACCTGATCCTCTTGTTACAGGAATGCCTCTTTTAGCACCAACTGTTGAACAGTTAATACAAAAATTATATCCAAATTTAGTTAACCTTAATTCGGGCATATTTTCTTTACATCTAATACATGGAATCATTCTCACAGTACGGGGGGTTTTAATAGTCTGTTGCATAAATATATAACCTTTTTAAATTAGGCGTGAATATACGAAAAATGTTTTAAGAAACCACATATTCTTGCATAGAAATTATATCAATTTTTAAATTACCTAATTCAAATGAACCAGTTTGGCCACTGTCTTTAATAATAGCTGGTAGTTGGTTTATATAAACAAAATCTTGTTGGGTAAACTTTTGAGCATCTACACTAACTAAAATATTATTTTGTTTTTCATTATTAAAAGGTTTTAATTTTTGATATAAATCAATAACTGTATTTGGTGATTCTAGTGTAATATAATTATCAACCATAGCTTTATCCGATGATTCATCAACATAAATGGTATCAAACCAAGGTTCTAACATTGCAAGTAATTGATCAGTACAATTTTTAATAATTAATCCTTTATCATATTTAGGGTTAATAATAGGATATTGATATGAATCATTTTGGATCCACTCACCCCATTTTCTTAAAAATTCTCTTCTACATCTACCCATTGTTTCTTTATAGTCCGAATTTTCAATCCCCACACCTTTATTCCATCTATGGCCTCTACAAGTCATATGATAACATAAAGAATCCCTAGATTGGATCATTTTATATCCTGCTTGTATCCATCTATTAAATATATCTGAATCTTCGTAACCATAAGGAGTAAATCTTTGGTCATGTCCTCCTATACTTAAATGATCTTCTTTGTATAACATCCAAGGTGCAAATATACCTTTTGTAGTTACATCTTTATCTTTTTTAGCAGTATCTATAACAAAATTTTCAAATGCATCCCAAGTAAAATCATTATGATCAATTCCAAAATGTTGAACATGTTTTTCTAATCCAGCGGGATGAATTGGTGGTTCAATTCTTGTAGCACATACAACACTTAAAGGTTTAAGATGTTTTAACATATTTTCAAAATACCCTGGTCCTATAATCATATCTGAGTGTAATATAGATACAATGGGAGTTTTAGCTCTTCTCATTCCTTCATCATACCAATAGGTATGTCCTTTTCTTTCTTTATCTATAATAACAGTTAGATTTTTATTATCTAAACTATTTAACCATATATCAGTACCATCTTCAGATGCATCATCTATAATAATCATAGGTACATTAGGAGCATATTTTTTAATACTCAGATATGTATTTTTTAGATGTTCTAGTGTGTTATGACTAGGTATTATTACAGTATGTTGTTCATTTCTTTTTTCCATATATTTAAATCGTAATGTTTTCTATATAACTTTTTAGATTGTTCACTACATTTATTATAAAATTCTTTATCATTTTTTAACCTATTGGCTAATATACGAGCTTTTTCTACATCATCCACAGATACTGCTAATTCAGGATGACATAACCTTTGAGTATCAACATCTTTATTTCCAATACAAGGTATACCAAGATAAGCACAATTTAAACTAAATGTACCTGCTGCTACTGTTGGCATTAAATGTACTGCGTATTTAAATGTTGATAATTCATTTATCCAAGCAGCCCAAGGTAATCTACGTAAATGGTTTAAGTCTGGTATATTACCTTCTAATTTACGTTTAGCATGGGATTCTTGGACCCATTTTTCACATCCAAATTCACTTGCTACTATATAGCTTTGAAATCCACCATACCATCTTGCAAAATTACCACCTACAATTACTTTATCTTCTTTAGAAGGGTTAATATGTTTAATTAAATCTTCTATTAATAATGTTTTTATTACACTAACATTTATATTAGGAAATAACCCTTTATAAAACTTTTTATCTATTTCATTATGGGAAAATATAGTATCACATTTAGATAAAATATTATAAAAATTAAATTGGTCTATAATATTATAATCATTAAACCACCAATTAGGACCTTCTTGAATATAATGTATTTTTTTATTATTTTTCTTTAAAACATCGATGAAATCAGAAGAATACAAATTTGATACTGGGTTAGGTGTGTTTGATATTTCACTTCCCTCTGCACTTAAGTTTAATTTACCTTTAGGTAAAATTAAAAATACATGATCATAATTTTTTATATCATTATATAAATGTAAATTTTTATGCTCTGCATCTAAGGCATTCATCCAAGCAAATTCGGTACGCATATTAGTGTGACTAGAAGGTATTTTACCTTCAAAACCCATTTCTGATAAAAATATTATTTTAGATTTTTCAATTCCCATAATTGTTCTTCAATATTTTTTGTTTTAATATTACCCTTTAAAGTTTTATCTTTACCTAATTCCCTTTTTTGTATAATTATATCTTTTTGGTAAATTTCTTTAAACAAATTTAATAATTTATATTTTGAAACTGTATTTGATTGTAAAATACTAAGTTTTGGATAATCATCCCAATTATTTATTAAATTTAAACACCATTTACTCCATTCAAGTGTTGTATTACCATTCCATAATGCTTTAGTATAACCAAATACTTCGTCTTCTTGTGATAAAAACCATTCTAATAAACTGGCATTAGAATTTATTTCAGGACCAACTATAGAAGTTTGAATCATTTTGGTTTTAGTACCTTTAGATTTAATAAAATCTGCAGCTTTTCTTTTTGAATTACCATAATCATCATCATCCATTTCACAATCTGTGCTTGGGTGAATAATTTTACAATTAGTATTATTTTCTAACCACATAGGTATTTCCCAATTAATATCAAATTTATTAGTTTTTTGAGGTATTGCCCCTATACAATTAACTATAAAATCAATATCTTTAAACATCAAAGAATCCCAATTTGGGTATTTTTGTTCTATTGTTTGGATTTTAAATTTAGATTTGGTTAATACTTTTTTAACCATATGTCCTAACATACCTTTATGTCCTAATATTAATATTTTCATGGTTTAAAATAATTATATGTACTTAAAATGTTATTTAATTCTGCTTTAGGCATGCAAACTCTATCACTACTAAATTCTCTAGTAATACTTGGATAAAGTTCTTGATCTATTTCTTTATAGTGCATATAGTAAGTGTTATCCTGTTCATTATAAAAAGTTCTAGATAGTTCTTCTTTAGAAAACATTATTTCATGTAGTTTTTCTGATATACGAGGTGTCCCAATTTTATATTCTAAATCAAAATTTGATTTATATATTTCAAATAAATCTTTTATTTCAAATGATTTTATATTTGGGATCACATTATATCCTGTTACTTTTAAACCTTTTTCAATTAAATCCATTGCACTTTCTATATCAATAACAAAACGAGTCATTTGTTCTGAATATAAAGTTAATGGGTATTTTTTATTAATTGAATCCCAAATTAATGGTATAATACTACCAGTAGAATTAATAACATTACCGTATACTGCGGTAGATAAACGCACATTAGAATTTTCAGCATTAACTATAAATGATTCACCTGCTACAAATTTCATCGCGCCATATAATGTAGTTGCAGATCTTGATTTATCTGAGGATATGAAACAAGCAGCTTCAAAATTATTTTCTTCAGCCGCCCTTCTAGAATTTAAAGCACCTTCTATAAGCACTTTTACAGATTCTTCTACATTTTGATCAACAGCACTTATTTGTTTTAATGAAGCAGCAAATATGCCTATATTATGTCCTAATGATGCTCTTTTTAGTAAATCAAAATTACGAATATCACCTATTACACATTTAATTTTAGGAAATTGTTGTTTAAGATAATAATGTTTTGCTTCGTCTCTAGAATAAATTGTAATTTCATTATTGTTATAATAACGTTTAACTAAATTTTTACCTAAAAAACCTGCACCACCAGTTATAAATATTTTTTTACCTATCATACTAAATCTTTAACATCTTTTGTATCCCAATATTCTATCATATCATCTAACATAGATTCAAATGAATGTTTAGGCTCCCAACCTAAACCTCTTAATAAAGTAGAATCACCTTTTAAATCATGTAATTCTTCTGCTCTATAATATTTAGGATCTACTGTAATATAATCTCTATAATCTAAATTTAATTTATTAAAAACATAATCACATAAATCTCTAACACTATGTGATATACCAGTAGCACAAACATAATCGTTTGATGTATCTTGTTGTAACATTAACCACATAGCTTCAACATAATCCTTAGCATGCCCCCAATCTCTAGTAGATTCTAAATTACCTAATGCTAGTTTATGTTTTAAACCCTTACTAATTTGAACTGCCGTTTTAACTACTTTATTAGTTACAAAATTTGTACCTCTTCTAGGGGATTCATGATTAAATAATATACCATTTGATATAAACATACCATAAGAATTTCTATAATTTCGGCATATATTATACGAAAATACCTTGGCACAACCATAAGGCGATACAGGATTTAAAGGAGTTGTTTCTCTTTGGTATCCATCGTTATCTATTGAATTACCAAACATTTCTGAGGAGGATGCTTGATACATTTTAATAGATTTATTTGTTAATTTTATAGCTTCTAGCAAATTTAATGTTCCAATTCCAGTTGTTTGAGCAGTATAAATAGGTTGGTCAAAACTTATTCTTACATGAGATTGAGCTGCCAAATTATAGATTTCATCTGGTTGGCATAATTGTATTACTCTAATAAGTGAAGATAAATCATTTAAATCAGCATATTCTAAATTAATTTGTTTGAATACATTATTACTAATCCTAGCCGTTTGATTTTCAGCTACAGAATTTCTTTTAACTGTACCCCATATTTGATATCCTTTTTTTAATAAAAATTCAGCTAAGTATGAACCATCTTGCCCGTTTATACCTGTAATTAATGCTATTTTACTCATACTTATTAATTATTAATGTTATTTGATTAATTTCATCCTCTGTTAAATCTTGATGGTTTGGGATATAAAATCCTATTTTATTTACTAATTCACAATTAGGTAATGATGGAATATCATTTTCATTATACCACATAGGTTTAGTAGCCATATTACCTGCTATTAAAGGTCTAACTTCTATATTATTATTTTGTAAGTCTTGGGCTATCTTATTCCTATTTGTATTTAATATAGGAATAGCAAAACTGGAGACAAAATCATTTTCATTTTCCTTTAATTTTAAAATATTATTTTTTATTTTACGTCTGTAGTGGTGGAAATTAACTCTACGTTTATAAGAATATTCATCTAATTTATCTATTGCTCTTAAACCAATAAAAGCTTGTAAATCAGTTGATCTGACATTTAATCCAGGTACATAAAAATTATATAATGAATCAAAATCATTACTATTAAATTCTTTTCTTAATTTAGTTTGAGCATCTTTAGGTAAATCTCTATCCCAACCATGACTTCTCATCATTAAAAGTAAATGATATAGCTCTTCATTATCTGTGTTTATAAATCCTCCTTCTATAGTAGATAAATGGTGACCAAAGTACATTGAATAAAATGAAGCTAAACCAAAACTACCTAAATATTTATTTTGGTTTTTAGATCCCATACTTTCACAAACATCTTCAAGTAGTGTTACATTATATTGTTCACACAATAAAACTATTTCTTCCATATTTGGAACTAACCCAAGTGGTGATACTAATATAAAAGTTGAAGGATCGTGTTCTTGAAATAATTGTTCTAAGTGTTTTAAATCACAAGATAAATCTTCTAAATTACAATCACACATATAAGTTTCATATCCTAACAACATAGGTGAACTTACATCTGTTGACCAACTTAATCCTGGGACTATAATTTTATCATTTCTTAATTTACTATGATATTTTAAGGCTGCTAGAGTTAATAATATTGAAGATGATCCTGAATTTACAAATATGGAATATTTGGTACCAATTTTAGTAGCCCATTTTTGTTCTAATTCTAGAGTTAAAGGACCTTTAGTTAACCTAGGGATTTCATCTTGGGATAACCATTCTATTAACGCATTAATATCATTTTTATCAATTGTATCACTAACTAATTTTACCATAAACTTGTTTTAATCCTTCTTTTAAATCTGTAAATTTAAAATTAGGGAATATTTTTAATAATTTTTTATTACTTACATCTTTTCTGTATTGGCCATCTAATTCAGGCTTATCATATACAATTTTATAGTTATTACCTGTGGCTTTTAATGCCATTTTAGCCATATCATCAATTGAATAATTAAAATCAGGAGCAACATTAAAACTTTCAGTTACATTATTATCAATAACTAATTTAATAATATCTGCTAAATCTCTAGCATACATAAATTGTCTTAAGGGTTTACCTGTACCCAATAAATGTAATGTTTTATCTTTACTATTCCTAATTTTATTTAATAAAGCTGTTATAAAATGCATTTTGCTTTCATCATGCATATTATCATAATCTCCATATAAATTACATGGAATTAAATAATTATATTTAGTTCCAAATTGTTTATTATAAGCATCAATTTGAACTGCTAAACAACGTTTAGCATAACCATAACTAAAATTAGAAGGAGGTGGTGGTCCTATAAATAAATCTTCTTCCTTCATAGGATAAGTATCAACTACACTAGGATAAATACAAGTACTTAAAATTCCTATAAACCTTTTTACATTATATTCTTTACATACTTTAACAATATTAGTATTTATTAAAATATTATCATCAAAATAATCAGCTGGGTATTTTAGATTATCCTGTATTCCTCCTACACGGGCAGCTAAATGTACAACTATATCTGGGTTGTGTGATGAAATTAACCATTTAACTTTATTTATGTCAGTTAAATCACAATCTTTACTACTTAAATAAATAGCATTAGGTAATATTTCTTTTAGATGTTTACCTACTAAACCCGAACCTCCTGTTACTATAATTTTACTCATTTATTATATTTTTATAAATCCAATCTTCAGTTACATTATATTCTTTACTTTTTTCTAAATTATCCTTTATAGCATCTAATTTAGACTTATATAAGTTTTTATTTAAAGTAGGCAGTATATTATTTAATTCCTCTAATGTACTAAAAGTAATTATACCATCCAAGTTAAAATAATCCTTTAAATTAGAACAACCCCAATAAATAGGAATAGTACCTACAGCAAGACAATCAATTAGTTTCTCAGTAAAATAATTATCTGTTTTTGAATTTTCTATTACAATAGAATACCTATAATCTACTAATGATTCTTCTTTATTATTAACAGGGTTTGATGTGCCTCTACCAAATAAATCTATATTCTTAATATTATTAGCAACTTGGTGTCTTAATTTATGACCTTCAAACATAGTTTTATTTGAATATATCATTGAAATATTTTTATTCTTTATATGCAAATGGAAATTATTATCTTTAATCCAACAACCCCCAAAAGGAACAAATTTGGTTTTCTTTGGGTATTTAGTTAACAAATTCTTATCATGGGTAAGAATATAATCGAAATCGTTTACATAGGTTTCAAATTCATCATAACGTTTTGGATAAACTTCTCTGGTTTCCATTAACCAACCAATTTTTTTACCTGTTTTAATATTTTTAACATCTCCATTACTTAAACATTCATCTATAAATAAATTTATACCTTCATAATTTTTAACATCTCTTACAAATTTAATATGTTTAGATATTTTACCATGTACTGAAGAATATCTACCATTATCTTTAGCTAAATGTCTATATGCATTATCAAATAAATTAACTTCTATTTTGGGGATGTTTTCACTTAAACAAACCCAATTATCTGGGAATAAATCCATTATAGTCCAACTAGAATATTTGCTACCAAACCACTTATTAGGATATACTACTATTTTATTTTTATTAGAATTTAAATATGCACCCCACCAACTAAAAGTTGAATTAGCAATAATATTATGTTCACATTCTGACATTTGGTATAAATCATCAAAATCATTATCATTTTGTATAAAAGTAAAATTGTTCCCTTTAAAATTTTCTTTACACCATTCTATATCATCACTAAAAACTAAAAATTTATATCCTTTAAAATAATCAATAGCATTTTTATAATAATCAATACTTAAATTATAATGATATTCCGATAGATTTATATAATTTCCTCTTCTAACATGCATAGAAACATATCCCTTTTTTTCTTTATGATTAGGGTTTTTAAACATTTTAATAATTTCATCTTTACAATGGTCAAAATATTTATATGATTGGAGCTCACCAGAAAGTTTAATATTTTCTCCTGGGGGTATTTCTAAATTTGGTTGAAATGAAAAATCTATTGGTTCACATTTTACATTTTTAAATGTATTTAATGGTGATGATAATATTTTTAAATTTTTAAATAAGTTATCTTTATAAGTTGAAGGATGACTATGTAGTGTACCTACATGATTTAAATCAGAAACAACTTCTAGATTATGTTTTTTACTTAACCCATAAGCTGCTGCTATTTGAAACATCATATTTCCTAAACCACCAGCTAATATAGGTTGTATTTTTGAAATAGCAGGGATTCTTTCTCTAACAGGTAAAGATCTAATAGATAAATCACATTCCTTTTGTGAATGAAGGTTATCTTTAGATTCATTTTCTAAATCTTCATGTCTATTTAAAACATAAACAGGATTATCTACCCTATGTATACGATTTTTTCCTGCCATTTCAACCATGGGCATACATAAAGCAAAATCCCCAGCATGTTTAAAATATTTCCCGGTTCTAGGGTCAATAAGATCCTTATCTGATATTTTATCTAATAACCAAGATTTATAAGTTCTTAAATGACTATAAGCAAAAGGAGCACGTCTATAAGCATTTAAACTATCTACTTTATCCTCAATATGCATATTAAAATGACCTCCTAGCTCTCCTGAAGGGTATTCCATATATTGACCATAAGTCATCCATATGTCTGGGTTTTGGTATACTTGATCTAAATATTGCAATATAAAGGAATGTAATAACCAATCATCAGCATCAATTTCAATAATTATGTCCTCTTTATTTACTAATTGATTTTCTTTTAGATATTTGTAAACATGGACAAAATTACCTAAAAAACTTTTTTCACCTTCATTATGAATTATTTGATATTTATCTGTATCTTCCCCTATTGATTCTTTTAAATATTTTAATGTATTGTCTGTGGATTTATCATAACCATAATATACCTTAAAATTTTGGTTACTTTGAGATTTTAAACTATTTACATTGTTTTTAACCCATTTATCTTTATTATAGCAAGTGCTTATAATTATAAAGTTATTTTTCATAAAGTATTATAATATTTATTTTGTTTTTCTTGGCGTTTAATATCTTTAGGATGATATAACGATAACCCTTCCATATCAGGCAATGTAGCATAGGTTTTATGTCCACTTAATTTTTCATGTACTTTATTTACCCATTTTATTTCTGGTTTGTTTTTCCAAACACGCCACTGATAATCAGGCCAATTTACCCAACCTTTATCATTAACATTCCAACCCCATTTTTGTATATGTTCGTTAGTTAATCCTTCAACTGTATTTACTCTAGGGATTAAATAAACTTCATTTTCAGGATTAGCCTCTAATATAACTGGCAGTTGTGATATTAAGCTATCATGTGGGTATTCATCTGCATCAATTTGAAATATATAATCACCACTACATAATTCTGTTAATTGATTTTTCCAATCAGCAAAATGACCTTTAAATTCTCCTTTATGCCAGCTAAATTCGGCATTTACTGATTTTGCTCTTAGAAATTGTTCAATTCCTTCACTACCATTTTTAAAGTCATATAATATTATAATTTCATCTTCATATCTTTTATATTCTAAAAGAATTGATATAAGTTTTTGTATTTCTACAAACTCATTACATACCGTTATAGCGTAACTTATTTTCATTTATCTAAATTTAATATGTAATCTTCTAATTTATCACTTGGTTTCCATCCTAGTCTTTCTAAACTATCATCATTCTCTCTTAATGTTTCTCTATAATTACCTTTTTGATCAGGAATATTTATAGAATCAACCTCAAATCTTTCTTTAAACATTAAATAAACATCATTAATAGAATAATTCATACCTGTTCCTAATTCCCAAGCATCTGTGTGTTTTAAACTTTTCATTCCTATTCTCCACAAGGCATCACAAATATCATCTACATGGGTAAAATCTCTTCTTTGTTCACCATCTCCAACTATAGTAATTTTTTCACCATCTCTAACTTGTCTTCTCCAAATGCCTATTACTGCAGCCCAATCACCATCTATTACTTCGTAAGGACCATATACATTATAAAAACGAGCGATTTCAATGTCTATCCCATAAGTTAATTTATACATTTTACAAATTTCTTCTCCTAAGTATTTATAAGTAGAATAAGGGGATTGGTAAGGATTATGCCATTTTGATGAGGAACCAGCATATACTACTTTAGCTCCAGTTAATCTAGCAAATTCACAAACTTTTTGAGTACCTATAGTATTTACTCTAAAGGTTTCTTCAGGATTATTAAATGAAGGTTGAATTCTTGATAAACCTGCTAAATGGTAAACTAAATCAAAATCTTTATCCATTAAATGGATATCAGTTATATCATTGAGATGATAATCGCATCCTATTTGTTCATTAGATTTTAAACCTGTCTCATAATTATCTAATGAATGTACATTATGCCTTTCAGATATTAATTTTTTGATAAGGTTAGTTCCTATAAAACCTGCTCCTCCTGTAACTAGTATTTTCATATTATTCTATTCTGGTAACATTCCAATATATGAAAGAGCATCTATAAAATCACGTTCTTTAAAATATTTTATAGTAGACATATCGGCTCTATACTTTTCATCTTTATATTTTTCTCTATCCTCTTCTGGGATTAGAATAGCTTTTACTGCCCCCCAATTCCAATTTTTTACATCAGTACCTGAAGCGAATATCATACCGTTTTCTTTAACATTTACAGTATTAGGTAACCATATTAATTTAGTTTTAGGATCAGTCCAAGCTAAATCTTTATAAATTTCAGGTAAAATACTTACTTGTTCTTTATAAAAATCAGAATCTTCTAACATTAAACTATTAGTCCAAAACCCGCAAGATAAACTGTAATAATTGGTAATATCTTTATTTATTTCTGTTTTATAGCATAAATCGCCTCCAGACCTAGGACAATTTATTATTTCATCATGTTTCATATTAAACTTTATTTAATTTTGGTAATTGTAATTTAGGTAAAGATAATTCTACTTGTTTGGGAAAATCAGGCACATTTTTTTCTAAATTATTTTTAACTAATTCTTTCATTTTTTCCCAACTAAAATTAGTTTTAGCATAATGCCTTTGTTTTTTAGAATTTGTAGAATATTGTTTATACTTTTTAAATACCTCTTTCATTGCACTTATTCCTTGTTGAGTATTTACTTGGAACCATTGGGCTTCTTTTATTAACCAATCATTAGCAGCAGAAGGATGTACATTTTCTAATTTCCCACCTAATAAAACATTACTGTTTTTATCTAAAAAATCTAAATGACCAGACCATCCTGATGCTATAATAGGTTTTCCTGTTGTAGAAAATTCTAGTAAAGGTCTTCCATACCCCTCTCCTTTAGTAAAAGAAATCATTCCTTTTACTTTTGGATGATTATATAATTCATTTATTTCTGAGTCGTCAAATTCACCATTTAATAAATAAACATTTGGTAAGTTACTTCCTCCTACTTCTTTTCTTATACCTTTAATTCGATCTAAAATAACATCTCTACTAACATAAGAAGATACCCCAGTTGATGATTTTAAAATTAAAGCGGGTTTTTCTCCTCTTTTATTCTTAAAGGCTTCATAGAATGATTTAATTAAAACTCCTACATTTTTTCTATCATGACCGTAGTCACCATTCATCCAATGACCAACAAATAAATAACAAAATTGTTCTTTAATATCAGATAAATCTATAGTTTTAATTTCAGAAGCTTTAATTGGTTTATAAGTAGTTAAATCAACCCCTTCAAATATTACTTCTATTGGTTTTTCTAATTTTACTTGTTTTACTATCTGTCCTGTTCTTTTATCTTGCTGGTCATAAACCATTTTTTGGAAAGTTTCTTTTGCAAATGTAGAAGAAACCCAATTCATATTCATTCGATTTAACCCCTCAATCCATTCTGCTTTACATGCCGTAGCCTCAATACCTGCTGTTAAGCCAATATTGTATTTTCCTACAGATTGAAATTCATTAGGGATAGTTATTTGCATCCACAATTCAGGTTGAACTTTTTGCCAATCAGGAGTTGCTTTATGATTATTTAAAAAATTCCATTCTGGATGGTCTTCACAAAAACCCCATGATGTTTCTCCCCATCTTTGGGGAAGTAATTCTACTTTATATTTATCTAACTCAATTATAGATTTAACTATATCTCTTGATCTTGCACCATAACCTGAGTAGGTATCAAAGGGGCAACTAATTACAAAACGTGGTTTACTCATTAATATATAATTTTATGGTTCAAAAATTTTCCTTTATATTCATTAGTATTTATTAACTCATATTTTTCTCTTGGTTTCCAAGTGTTAAATAACTCATTAAAAGCTTCTATTACTCTTTGGGCTTGGTGTGGAGAGGTAAAACCTGCTTCATCACTTAAAGCCCATTCTCTTCCTTTTAATCCTTTTCTTTTTAATTCTTTTCTACCTAATTTATAACATTCCTTAATTCTTTCCATAGCATCTTCCCATTTACATCTATCATCAAAAATATAAGGTGTTGGAGGTGAACCTTGAATAGATCTACTTGTTGGATAAACTGGAAATGCCCACTCACCATGCTTTTTATAAGTACCTCTATGATTAGAAGGTATATCAGCATTAGGGGTAAACCATTCTCCATTATCATCTTCAAATCTCATCTGATCTTGCAGCCCACCTGTAACATTAGCAATAATTGGAGTTCCAGCTAACATTGCTTCAGTAATTGTTAACCCCCAACCTTCATTAGATGTTAGTAATATTTGAACATCAGCTAAATTATATAACCAATTTAATTGTTGTTCAGATAACCTTTGGTCTATAAACATTACATTATCTGGGTATTCTTCATCAAATAAATATTCTTTTACTTTAGTTAAATCTGTTCCTGCGTCTGTAACTTTTTCTACTTTTAAAATCATATAACACTCCTTAGCTTCTTCTTTTGGTATAGTATCTAAAAAAGTTCTAAATGCTAACATAGCATCTGGGATTTGTTTTCTTCTAATGTTTCTTGAATTAAAAAATAAAACAAATTTAGGTTGTTTATGTTTAAATATAGATTTTTTAAAGTTAATATAATCTAAATTATTATCTTCAATTGGGAAGAAATTTTTAGTATCCTTACCATGAGGAATATACTTAAAAATTCTATTACCTTCATGACCTTTTAATACTAATTTATTAATATTAACAGTTTGTTTTGATATACCCATTAATAAATCACATGCTTCATAGTATGGTCTATTGTACATAGGTGCTGGGTAATCATCCCATATATTTAAATATGTAATAGGAATAGATTTTCTAATTTCTTGTTCTAAGTTCCAAATATGCATAAAATATCTTGGGTCTGTAAACAACATAATAGCATCTGGTTTTTCTATTTTAATGATTTCTCGTATCATATTAGAATTACCATAACCATCAGATGGATATAAAAGTATAGAAGAATCATTAATACCCATTAATTCATTTGTATTTTGTGATAAATCTAATCTTTTACCTTTTTCTGGGTGGTTTATAGAACCTGCTATTTGTACCCAATTAAAATGATGAGCAGTATGAGTAACTATTTCTTTAGCTACTGTTGCTACTCCCGAATGCACTCTAATATCATCACATATTAGAAGTATTTTTTTTCGTTTATCCTTAGGGATAGATTTAAAGTCTTTATTCATTTTCCTTTATTTCGAGATTAATTTGATTAGTAATTTGTTTACGGAAATTTTCATCAGTAAGATACAAAAACAGACTACGGTCGGCAAGTTTTTGGAAAGAAAATTTACGCTTTACACATTCAATTTTAAAATTCTCGAATAAATCGCTTTTGACTTTAACACTAGTTAGTGTCATTGGTTTTTTGTTTGTCATAATCTTTATTTTTTAAAACGTTTATTATACATATATAAGTATTATTCAAAATGTAATCCGGCTCCACATAATTCTTTATCTTCCCCATAAGGACAAAACGTACAATTCCATTTAGAAGGTGATTTTAAATAATCTATTTCTTTAATTTTTCCACTTGAACTAAAACACTCTGTTATAAAATCATTAACCGCACTTTTAGCTCTATTTAATTTAATTTTACCACTTGGTGGGGTAAATTGTTGTACTCTATGAGCTTGGTAAGGTGACATAATATTATCATCATCTATATCCAATACTTTTCTTTTTACTATAAAAAATTCAATTTCAATTTTATCTAAAGGAATACCATACTGTTCAGAAAAATACTGTTTATATAATATTAATTGAAAATGTTTATTTTCATCTTTTTTAGCATAACTATTCCAACCCTTAGTACTTGTTTTTATGTCGATTATCTTAAATGTCTCTGTTTCTTCATGGTATGTGACAACATCTAGATACCCCATATATAATACGTTATTATACATTTTATTTGGTGGAATAACAATAGGTATTTCACAACCTACTAAATACGTACCCTTTTTATTAAAATATCTACTACGTTTTTTCTTAAACCATTCTAAAATAGCAACACCATCTTCAAAAAATTCTCTCATTTGGGTTGCATCTGAAAAATGTTCGTTTTTATTTGACTTATATTGAGATTGATATTCTGATATAAATTTATCTTGGAAATAATCTTTTATATCTATTTCTCTATCAGCAAAAGCAAATGATTTATCATAAGATACATCTAAATAATGTTGCATTACTTCATGTATAGCTGTCCCAAATACAGTATGAATAGATGAATTAAACCGTTTAATTTTATCTTTATATTGTAATTTCCATCTATAAGCACAACTTCTAAATATTGACATTTGAGAATAGGATATATTCTTTTGATAGGCAAAATTTATGGGTTGTGGAGGATTATTTCTAATCTCTTTTATAATGTTGGGTATTTTTTTAGCCAAACTATTTTTTCCATTTATCGCGACCTACTAAAAGACCGATTATTCCATAATTGGCAATGTCTATAAATGTATCTTGTATACCTTCACCTTCAACAAATGATTTACCATTTATTAATAGGTTTTTTAAACGTGATATTTTATCAGTTAATCTAATACATAACCCAGTTAGTGAGAATTGCTTGTCATCGCTGTTATTAACGATATCCCCGCCTAAAGCTATATTATTTAAACCATAATCCATATGTTTACGAGCAAACATTTCATACATTTCCTTTTGTATTTGTTTAAACTCATCCGATAATTCTGGGTATTCATACTCAAATATTTCTATTGGAGTTGAATTTAAATCGGGTGTTGGTTTTCCATTTTTAGCATCCATAATTTCTCTATCACTCATAATTTCTTGATATTTTTTAAATGAATCACCCATTAATTTGTCCTTTAGAATCAAAATACTTTTCTAATGCTTCTAGCCTATCGTCAGCATCTACTAACATAACAAGTGCTTCTTCAGCGTTTTTGTAAAAGTCTCCTGTGGAATGATCTCCGATACCAACTGCTTTGTTACCTAATAATTCAAGTGATAACAATGCTTTTGCTTTATCTGCTTGTGCAGATGTTCTTAACATATCTACTAATTTTTTCATTTTATTAAGGGTTTTATTTCTTTTTTATTTAATCCTCTTTCCATTAATATACGATTAATTTCTAGGGTATCCAATATATTTATATATTCTTTTGATTCTTTACTTGAACATTTAAAATAATCTCTAATATGATCTACTAAGTCTTTATTAGGCTGTTTAATCTTAGATTTAATATATTTATTCCATTTATTGTTTCTAGGAATAAATTCTTTATAAATAGAATATATTTTCTTTTTATCTGTAGGTAATATTTCTTGAATATCATTGACTGTCTCAATGTTAGAACGATCCATAGATAAAAATCTGTGAATCATATAACTATTCCAAACCTCCCAATCTTTATCAGTAAATGACTCAACGGGAGGTTTAGTAGTATTAATTGCTTTTAGCCAATCAAAGATATTTTTCAAATCTAATCCATTAATTCATCAGCTAATTCTTCTCTAAGTTCTTTTGGAACTGATGATTTAAGAATTTTCTTAGTTGATGGATCATAAAAGACTGGGATTGGGAGTAAAGCATCTTCATCTGTACCCATTACAAATTTGGACACAGTTCTTAATACTACTCCTTGTTGAAAAATAACTCCACCATCAAAATTTTTGATAGCAGTTGTATTTTTTAAATCAATTGGGGGTTGTTGGGTTTGCTGTTGCATAATTATTTATATTTAATTAAAGTTTGAATTAATGACATTATATTTATTTCCTTGTCAATACGGAAATTTGCTTTGTATTGAGCTTCATTTATTGCTACTGCTGCTGTACCTTCTTTATCCTTATAATATTCTGATGAGCGATCATATAATGCTCTAAATAATTCATCAAAATCATCTACATTAGCATCTGCAATAATTTGGCGTATATCATTAAATTTAGATTTATTTGATAATGCTGTAATTACTTTATCAATATAATTTGATGATGTAAGTATTGATTTATCTAATTTTAATTTATTATCTAACGTAGATAATTGTATAGTATTAATACATTTACGTAAATCAGGATAATATTGGTTAACTAAAGGTACTAAATCATTTATATTATGTTCAATTGATTCTTGTTGTAAAACCCAATTTAAATGTTTAGCAACATCTTTTTTAGTTGGGGGTACAATTTTAAGTACTTGACATCTAGATTGTAAAGGATCAATAATACGTTCTACAAAATTACAAGTCATAATAAATCTTGTAGTACGTGAAAATGTTTCAATTATGTTTCTAAGTGATGCTTGAGCTTGTATAGTAAGAAAATCTGCTTCATCTAAAATAACAACCTTAAGAGGTTTAAATGAAGCAACAGATGCAAAGCTAGAAACTTTATCTCTAATAGTTTCAATACCACGCTCATCAGAAGCATTAATATACAAGTGATCACAATCTAAACTATTAACAATAATCTTTGCTAATGTTGTTTTACCAGTTCCTGCAGGACCATAAAATATAAAATTTTGTATATCATTTTGATTTAAATACGCAGATATAGATTTTTTTATGCTTTCGTTACCAACATAATTATTTAATGTTTTAGGTCTATATTTTTCTACTAATAAACTATGCTCCGTACTCGCCATATATTGAATATTTCTTTACTGGTTCAGGTATTACTTCTGTTTCTTTAGAATCAATTGCATATAAATTACTTTTTAACGGTTCTAATTTATAACTACCTTTAAATCCTGTTTTTACCATATATGCTTCTAAACAATCAGTTAATGTTTTATGTATAGGACCATCTGGTTCATTTGCAATTAATCTCCATTTATCGCCAGGCGGTACTCGCCTAGCGATTAGGATATTTTGTTCTTCAATTTTTGTCTTAGCCATAATATACGAAATTATTTTGACTCAGCCACAGATGCTTTTTTATAATCTGTGATTACTCGTTTAATGGCTTGTGCTGCTTTTCTAGCTTTTGCTTGGCTAGATTTAGTAGTTCCATCATTGTTTTCTGCTAAGATACTGAAATTTGTTTCAATAATCTCAAAGATTTCATTTTTTGTCATTTTTTGTTTTTATTTATTTATTATTAATTATTAATTTACATCATTCCCATCATTGATGGGTCTATTTGTGGTTGAGAACTATCTTCACTAGGTTCATCTACTACTGTACATTCTGTAAGTAATACTGTACCAGCAACTGATGCTGCATTTTGTAATGCTGTTCTTGCTACTTTAGTTGGATCGATAATACCAGCTTTTTTCATATCAACTGTTTTTAGGGTTTTAATATCAAATCCAGCCCAAGTATTATTACCTGAATTAATTAAATTATTAGCTAGAATTTGACCTTTAACCTGATCATAACCAGCATTAACTAAAATTTGATTAAATGGTTTAGCACAAGCTTCTATTACAATTTGTGCACCTGTTGTATTAGCTTTTATACCTGAAGAAGCATATAATAATGCAGTTCCACCTCCGGGTATTATTCCTTCTTCAATAGCAGCTTTAGTTGCATGTAATGCATCATCAACTCTATCTTTTTTCTCCCTCATTTCGGTTTCTGTATTCCCACCTACATGAATGATAGCTACTCCTCCTGTGAATTTCGCCAACCTTTCTTGAAGTTTTTCTGTTTCGAACGGTGTTGTTGCTTTGTTGATTTGTTGTTGTAATTCTTCAACACGTGCTTCAATTTGTTCAATTCCTCCTTTTCCATCTACAATTGTTGTTTGTTCTTTTTCTATTGTTATAGTACGAGCTTCACCAAACCATTCCCAAGAGAATTTGTCAAGCTTCATTCCTTTTTGTTTATCAAACACTACTCCACCTGTAGTAATAGCAATATCTTCTAATATTAATTTACGTCTATCACCAAAATCTGGTGCTTTAACCGCACATACTTTCATTGTGCCTCTCATTTTATTAACAATAAGAGTTGCTAATGCTTCATTATCAATATCTTCAGCAATAATTAATAAAGATTTTGCTTGCGCAGATACAGCTTCTAAAATAGGTAATAATTCTTTTACTTGAGTAATTTTTTTATCAGCAATAAGGATTAGAGGGTTGTCTAATATGGCAGTCATATTACTATTATTAGTAACAAAATAAGGAGACTTATATCCTCTTTCAAACTGTAACCCTTCAACAGTTTCTAAGTAAGTTTCTCCTGTGCGAGATTCTTCAATATGAACAACACCTTCTAATCCTACTTTTTCTATTGCGGTTGAAATTAATTTTCCAGTTTCAGGATCATTATTAGCCGAAATTGTTGCAATTTGTTCTAATTGTTCTTCACCTGATATTTCTTCTGATATTTTATTTCTTAAATTATTTACTACTTCACTTACTGTGTTATCTATATCTCTTTTAATTTGCACAGCATTTTCTTGATTATTTAAAGCACTTAATCCTCCTTTTATCATCTCACGAGCTAATAAAGTTGATGTTGTTGTACCATCACCTGCTTTTTCTGCGGTTTTAACAGCTGCTTGTTTTACTAATTGTACACCTAATTCTTGATTAGGATCTTTTAAAGTAATTGATTTTGCTACTGTAACTCCATCTTTTGTTGATTGTGGTGCTCCTTGAGGGTTTGAAATAACTACATTTCTACCATTTGGTCCTAATGTAGATACTACAGCATCTGCTAATATATCTATACCCTCCACTAAATTTTCTCTTGCTGTTTTTCCTAATGTAACTTGTTTATTCATTTGTTAAATCTTTTATTTGATTAATTTCTTCTTCAGTAACTTTGGTTTCTGCAATTAATTCCTCAATTGCTACCTGTTGGTTTACCTTAGCTAGTACTTGGTTTTCTGGTCCTACATAATATTCTTCCCCATTATAAGGAAGTTTTGTAAAACCCATTGTTGGTAAAACTACTTTATCTCCTACTTTTAGATTAGTAGGTATAAATTCACCTGTGATAGTTGGTTTCCCAGGACCTACTGCAACTACAGTACCCATTTCATTTTTTTCTTTACCTAAGTCAGGTACAATAATGTTACCGTATGTAGTTTCTTCTACTTCTACGGGTTTAACAATAATAGCATCAAATAGCGCTTCTAATTCCATTGGTATAATTTTTTATTTGGTTTTTAATTAATTCATAATTTTCAATATATCCTCTTAAACTATCAAAGTTTCCTTTAGTTGCTTTTAAATCAGCAATTTTATGGAGAGCTTGTTCAAATTCAGAAAAATAATACAAAGATTTTTCATAAGTTTTACTTTTACCTTTAGATCTAAAGTGGTTAGCATCGGATGTAACCATTTCTTTAACAGTATAACTATACTCATCTTTAGTAATAAAGAAGGGTTCTAGTAAACTATCTGTAATCGTTTGGATTGATTTTCGTTTTTCAGACATATAACTTGTTTTATTTATTTATCCGTGAATATACGAATAATATTGCGCTAGGACACGCTTTTTTGGTAAAACTTTTATTTTATTTTAATTGTTTTTGCTTTTTTAGACTCCGCAATTGGAATAAATAGATGAAGCAAACCATCTTTCATTTCTGCTTCTAATTTCTCTAGTTCGAATTTAGCTGCTACTTTATAACCTAAGTTAAAAGATCGTTTGGCTAATCCTTTATAGATATATCCAGTGTAATCTTCTTCTTCTTCGGTTGGTTTATCATAGATAATTTTTAAAAGATCTCCATCAATTTCTAGTTGAATATCCTTTTTAGTTAGACCAGTACAGGCAACTTCAAAGTGAAGTCCTTCATCGTCATAAAAAATATCTAGTGGGTGTGGTTGTTTGTTTTCAAACGTTGTTGGTTGGAAAACGCCGTCTGCCTTAAATAGGTTACGGAATAGTAAGTCGAACGGTGTACGTTCATTGAATAATGTACTCATATCATTTAGTTTTGTGAGGCCGAAGCTCTCGATTTATTTTATTTGAATATAACAGCGTGTCCTAAACTCCAATATTAAATTCGATTATACGTATGTAACCTATTCGTTCCTCGCGATAAAATATTCACTTTCTGTTTCTTCTGTTGAGAAATTTGCTTTTAACATACCTACTTCTGATATTTTTAGTGTGCCTTTTTCCATATCCTTATTAGCACTTAATATGTCCTTAAATATATCTGAATCAAATGGGATTTGAATGTCTCCCTTAGTAATATTACCTCTAAGTTGGTAAGTAATTTTATTAGAAAAACCTGTATTATCACCAAATATAATCTCACAAACATTTACCCCATCAAAATCTGTTGTTGTAGTTATTAACATATTATTTACATCAGCTAAAGCACTTTTTGCTTTAATTAAATGGGTAATATCTTCATTAGTTAAATCAATTTGTATTTCAAATTCTTCAGGGTCTTCATAATAAGTATTTTTACCTAGAATTAAAATATCAGCTAATGAATAAGTTAAGTCAAAATTTAAATCTGCAATATGCATTTTAGTGTAAACAGCTTTAATCTTTTCAAGAGTTATATTTAATTCACCATTGGTAATAGAAATTAATTTGCTAAGTTTATGTGTATCAAACACACCTAATTCAGCATCTTCCAAGTTAAAACTATTATGTATTACTTTACATACTCTACCATTATCACCTGCGTAGACTGTAAGTTGGTTGTCTTTAATTCTCCATTTTACTTGATTATTTAATCCATTTAAATAATATTTTGAAATAACTGAAGTAAGTGTGTTTTTATTTATCATAACTGTAATATACGAATTTTATTTTATATCTCAAAGGATGCTAATGCGTTTGTGTAAGGGTTTAAATCTAATGACCATTGTAAATCACTAAAAAATCCCTCTAATTTATTTAATAATATTGAATCAAATACTTTTTGTCTATCAGCATACCTATTTAAAAAATCTTGTATTTTTTCTGGTATATCATAATCAAAAAAAGCTAATGCTTCTATTTTATATGGGTTGTCTTTAACATAAATCCATTTAACTTTATCTGCTTGAGTAATTAAATTATGTTTTTTATCTAGCTGCCATAGTTTTAATAAATCATTATAACGAATAGCTGCTCTTACTGGTGCTGGGGCTCCTTTAAGTATCTCTGTAAACATTTCCCCTGCTCTAGCTTTAGTACCAGAATATTTTTCTAATTTTTTTACGGCTGTTGGATTACCTAATTTGGCTAAGGGAATTTCTCCACCTAATATTTGTTTTTTAAATACTTTAATTTGATCAATTATATTTGCTTTTTCACCACCTTTAAGTACTTGTTTTAAAATATCATTAAAAAATTCTCCTAAAATGGGTGGAAAATTTGCTTTCATAAACTCCAAACCTTTAATATCTAAGGTTTCTTTAGAAATACCCTCCTGTTTTGTAATCCACTGGGCATATCTTCTTGTTGCTCTAAAATAAGCTGATCTGATTACACATTCAGTTTTCATTTCAAGTCTATGTTCAGGAACATTAAAACAATCTTTAGCTAAATTGTCATAATGTTCTGTAATAATATCTTGGTATTTAAGTGCTACTCTTTCTAAAATATCATCCTTTTTTTCATCAGTAAATTCTTCAAAATTGGGATATAAATGAAGTAGTATAGGTTCCGCATTAAAATAATTAGAGTCTGTATCAACATAAGCACAATAATTTTCATCATCTGCATCACATATCCACCAAGGTGTTTCTTCTAAATGTTTCATATTAAAATGTTCTTTCACCGGGTAATGGTGGTACAGTTACTGGTTTATTTCCATTTGAATCTAAATCATTTCTTTCGATTAGTTCTACTTTGTATTTTATCCCTGCTACTTTAAAGGTTCCACCCTGTTTAAGCATTTTTCTAAAGAAATTTTCTTGAATCTCGCTCCATTCTTCACTTCTTGCTATTAATTCTTCTTTAGGAATAGTTTCTCCATTTACTGTAATTATTT